CAGCAGTTTGTTCTACATTTGTCGCATCAGTAGTAAGCAAGAAATACCAATCATTTTCAAAGTATTTCGTTACGGCTTCTACTGGTGTTTTCGGATCACCAGCCGATGCAGCGGTATCATAAGAGGCAATAGCAATCTCCGCTGGAGCATGATCTTGAGCAAAAATGGCAGCCGCTTTCTTATAAGCATTCGTTGATTCTGCGTAATCTGCTTTAACTGCTGTCAAATCGCTATAGCTCTTGTACGTACTTGTTCCTGTTTTTTTAGCAAGAATCAAAGGCTTCCCAAGCCCAATAAGTCTTGTTGGTTTTTGAATATCAATGATTACTGTTACATCACTTAACGGCATATCCTAACCTCCTAAATTAGTAATTTCTACTTTTTCAATCGTTTCAATTTGACGAATCTGTTCATCTACAGCTCTGAATTGAACATCAAACCCAAACTTGTATTCATAATCATCAACTAGAAAAACAGTGCGGTTTTGAATATTACCGACACTGGAGACGACAAGGTCTTTTTCTCTAATAAATTCCTCACCCAAAAATAAAAACCACTGTCGAACCTTGTGAGCAAGTCCGATAGCAGTTTCCATGTTTTCACCAAAAATAGAGAAAGAGATTACGAATTTATACTCTTCTGTCCGCTTTTCGTATGGTCCAGATTCACCATCATGTAAAGTGATAGCCCCTCTTCCCCTTCCTTTGATATAAGGAGAAGTGATGTTGTACATCCCATAAGGCAGAGGAGGCTGTGGAGCTTCTATATTCCCTTTAATGATTTGAATACCGACATCCGTTTTTATTTGGGCCATCATTTCTTTAACTGCTTTGAGATTCATTTCCTGCCCACCTCGCGAAATAGATGTTAACGTCAGCATAATCACTGTAATCCTTAAAGTTTTGGATGGTGTACGTGATACCCTTATATTTAATTCTCTGTCCCATCTCTAATTTGTGCGTGGTATATACTTTCCTGTCTTTTACGCTATAGGACCCGCTTTCAGAATATTGAAGATCGTCCTCTGTTAAAGGTAAAACGATTCCTATTAAATTTATTGGTACCAATTGACCGGCAGGAACCCAATCCGCATTGTCCGCCCAATAGCCCTCTCTCTTTTCATAAGCGATAAAAGGCACTTTAAACTCTTCAACGAAATCGGCAAATTCAAATTGTTTGTTCATCTAATCCACTCTATGTCTTATCGAATCAATCAAATGACCAGTATCCACCAATGGATTCGAGCTGCCTTTCACACTTGTTGTTGTACTGCTATTTGCTGGTTCTTGAAGTCTTCTTATCTTTTTTTTGATTAAATCCCTAAATTCCTTCCCAATCATATCAGTGAAGATATCTGGATCAATGTTTCCACTTACAACATCCTCCATCATTGACTCCATCTTATCAGCGATATAATCGATATTCTCATCATATCCGCTTCGTAGGAATGAACGTTCAGGAATGGTAACGGATTTCATCAACACAAAAAGAACTTCAAAATCATCTCTTCCTTTAGGAATTGCAAGGACATTGGTACCTGCAGGTTGAAAAATATCCGGGAAATCAGATGCCTTTTTCCCTTTTGCTTTTGGACTTACCGGAATCGTTAAAGCTTTGGCTGTTTTAGGTTTAATGGTCATGCCATACTCATGAACTCTAGCGATTTTCACCATTTCAGAGTCTTGATCACCGAACACACCAACTTTAATCTCTTTTCTACCAAGCCGGTTAAGATTTCGCGTTAATTGATTCATATTATTTGTATCTCTCACGGTTATCCTCATAGGAACTTCACCTTCTTTACACGATAAGGCTCAAGATAACGGTGCGCTTCGTTCATTGTGCCACCTTCAAAGAAACTTTTTTCCATATCTCCTAGACTTTGTGACTGAACATTCGATGCTTCTCCCATCGATTTAACAATCAACGCGGTGGCCTTCTTCACTCCGCTTGGTAAACCTTCTTCAAATGCGTTATTACAGTACGTTTTGACATAATCGATTGCATCTTCAAGAGCTACCTTTAAGTAATCGTCTTGAGAAGTATCTGCTGTTGATATTTTCAACCTTGGTTTTAAATCTTCTAATTTCATTCAATCACCTCATTTCGAGGATTTTAGGCGTTCTTTTTCCCATTGTTCAAACGTCATGCCTTCAAGCTCTTTCGCATCAGGTTTTGTAATCTTATCAATCGAATAGAAGAGTACGCAGCGACAATTTATATTAGACGAGGCAGATTTAGCGCCCATTAATTGCCCTGGTGCTAAACCCTTACTTAAACCATCGTCAAATAAGTCATTGACTGGAATTTTCTCCCCATCTAGTTTTCGATGATTCGATTTTCCATGCCTTACTCTTTCATCCTCCATACTTCCCCACTCTTTAAGCATCACAACACCTTTTTTCGTTGCCTCAACAGCGCTCTCAAGCTGACCTGATTGACTTGCACGATGAGCCTCAGTGCGTACAATCCGCATGGCCTTCGAAGCATCCACTTCAATTGACTCTTTCAATCGTTTGGCCATTGTAGAATACGTATTACCTTCAACTAGACCTCTAGTGATTTCTTGTTGAATCGTATAAATAATGTTCGTTCGATTTTTCTCAAGACGTTGGGAAAGCGTCAGTCCACTGATTGGGTTTTCAATCATGGCCGTCACTACATCAGCCGTAACAGCTGCATAAGCTAACTTACTCAATGATTCTGTTTCAATCGCCCAAGCTGTACGATAATAACCTTCTTTGTATACACTCTCTAACGCTCCATAAACGACTGTTTTTACGTCTTTATAGTTCGCTGAGAGTAAATGGTTTACTGTACTTAAAAACTTGTGTAGACGGTCATATTTCGCCATTTCAGAGTAGGTCAGAACACCATCTTTTTCATATTGTTCAAAGACTTTACTGAGCTCTAACCGAATCTCATTCAAGAGCTTGGCATATCGTTTTGCCAAAACATTTTCAGAGCCTTCTATTTGAGCATCGAGTAGCTTTTCAATGAGCTTTGCTGATTTCTCAAGATTACTCATCTACTTCACTTTTCTTTGGTCTTTTGGGTGCGGATTTTTCCTCTTCCACTTGTTTAAAATCATTAGATTTTAGCAAACGTTCACCGTGTTCTTCGGATACGTGCCATTTATGACCTGTTTTCACATTTTCAACCCACATACTTTTCACCTCCAAAGGAAAAAAGAGCCCTGTTAATCATGACTCTTACGAACGTTTCGCAGATAGAACAACTAGCGCTTCAGGGCGGACCACTTTCGCCCCGTAGATGTGAAGGCCTTTCATAGCATCTGCAAAACGTTTTTCCGGACGGTATGCTTCTACTTGTGTTGCTTGGTCAACGAATGACCACCCAATACTATGACCTGCAATGATTTTCGAATTCAAGGTTGATCCTGTCCCACCAGTTGGCGCGTTATTGGATTTAAGTACATTGAATCCAGCTGCTTGACCAATCACACCATTCATTAATCGTTGATCAGATGGAAGGTTCCCTGCTTTAACGAAACGGTCATCTTTTAGCATCAACCCTTCATACCAAGGTGGCAATACTACCCAACGCCCTTGCTCCGGAACGTCTGCTTCATCCAGTTTTACAGATAGGTCAACAAGATACTCGTAAGCATCGTTCTTAGTTGGTACAACCGGTGTTGTATCATCCCCGATTTTTTGAGAAGCGTTCACATATTGTGAAGCAATATATTGATCCGCTTGATTACGAAGAGCATAAGCAGCTTCACGCATTGCCTCATCCATCAACTTTGGATTTTGTTGAATCTTATCTACATCATCAATTTGGAAATTAAAGAATTTTGCTTGATCAATAAGAAGCGAACGTGTTGCATCTGTTAATGTTTCTGGAGCACTCATATCCGTATTTTTCGTATAATCACCCGTTGATACACGACCAATGTTGTTAATTTTCACTGTATTACCTAGAGCACTTGCATCCCCTTCATAATCACGATTTATAACACCCGTTTGACCATATACTAATGTTTTCTGTAAGTTTTGAAGTAAACGAGCACTCCAAATTTGTGGAATAAAGTTATTTAATGCCATGTTTCATCCTCCTATTATCCTTTTAAGAATTTTTCAACTTGCTCCCAATTCGCATTAATTTCATCAGGAGACATTTTTTCGATTGCTTCTTTTGTTAACGGTGCATTCGGTGTAGCTGGCGGTTTCGGGTCGCGGCCACCTTCTTTAAACTTCGCTTCAACACCCGCTTGAACAGCAGCAGAAAACACCTCTTCAAGTGTGCCAAGGTTTTTCAAAGTCGTTTCTTCGTCTTGCCCGATAAAGTAGTCCACCAATTGAGTCGGTAACGCCTTTTCGGTTGCAACGGATAACGCTTTGTTTCGCATTTTTTCACGTTCTTTTTCTGCTTCTGATTGTTCAAATCGTTGTTTCAATTCACGAAGCTGCTTTTCTGCTTCTGTTTCAGCTGGAAAACGCTTTGCAATTTCATCCTCAAGCTTTTTAGGCAGCGTTTTTGTCTCATACGTCTTAATCGCATCTGTGACGCGTGTATCCGTAAGAGATTGAAGCCATTTCTTCCCGCTCTCATCGTCATTTACGAATGATTGTACAGCTTCCAAAGTCAGCTTTAGTGGCTCTAGATTAGGTGGTGGCGTTGGATTTCCTCCTGCTGGCGGGCTAACTGGCGGCGTACCTCCATCCCCTCCATCTGAGAAGTACTGTAAATCTAAACGTAACGGAAAGACCGGTGTATATAATTTGAATTGCTTTTTAAACATAAATATCCTCCTTGCCCTTTTACAGTTCCTTGTGGCCCTGCAAAGTTCAATGTGATTAACAGCTTTTAATGTCATCAGTTTTTTGGACAATAAAAAAAGCCCCTCAATTGAGTTGCTACACAGTTGTTTGTATCCCGTATGTTTTCGCTAGTAATTGCCATTGTTTGTCTAATGCCTTTTGAATCGCATTGCACATATCGGTTTGACCTTCAACAATATCAACAGCTATATTTGGATGAAAATTAATAACAAGTTTTTGCCCTTTACTATTGCTCGCTATTTCTTCTTTGTATTTTTCACGTTCAACTTCCATCAAGAAGCATATAGCTTTTACCTGTTCCACTGTCAAACCTTCTAACCCTTCACAGAAAACAATTTTAGATGCATGTTCTTCTACATCCATTTGTTTGATGGTTCTCATTTATTCCCCATCCCTTCATTCCCCTCAATATTGTCTAAATTAACCAAACCTTCTCTTTCTTCCTCGATTAATCGAAGCTCATAATCTACGTCATCAATGTAAGGAATCAATCCTAAAAGTGTTTGATCACTGTGCATTCCTTTTAACTTGGACACTGCATCACCAACATAAAGCAAATCAATCGGTAAATTACGCTTAAACTCCCAAAATACATCGAGATAGTTTAATTGGATTCCTTTCTTATCCCAGGCACTACATAAAACTCGAAATTGTTCACGTAGTCCTTTACTGAACTTACGAACTTTTGTACCAGCTTTATTCTCTAAGTCAATGAGTTTCCATTTTCGACTCTCGCCCGATTGATTAGCACCCGAAAACTTTTCATCCGCCATATCAACGCTTGCAGAAAACTTATGAATATCTTCATTCAGATTCTTTCTGGTGTTTTCAACAAACGTGTCATTGATATTTTTCGTAATAAAATCTACATCGCCTTCTTCTGGCACTTCAAATGCTCCTGTTTGCTTAGCACCATCAATGACCTCTTTATCTACTTCCACACCTTTAAACTTCATGTA